ATGCCACCAAGAACTGGGCGCAGCGCAATGGCTTCCAGACCTGGGAGGACGTCTTTGAGCGTGCTTACCAAGGCCAAGTGGCAGGCCGCACCCCAGGTGAATCTGTCTTTGCCCAGGAGGCAGAGGTGGCTGGCCGTGGCCGCGTGATGCCCGAGGAACCGGAAGGCCCGGTGCCCGTTGACCCACCGGCTGGCCCCGAGAACAGCGACGACTGGGTGCGTCGTTTTGCCCGTCAGCTGGAAACCAGCCGCGAGGCCCTGCTGAACGGTGAGATCACCATGGAAGATCTCATGGCCAACAGCTTCCAGAAGGTGCAGTCACCCTCTGGCAAGACGGTTTACACCGCCAAACGTGAAGACTTGGTCGATGGCCTGAACGCCATGTCCAAGGTGTTGCCTGATCGTCCTACTGAATCCGGCATCCCGGTCTTCAGTCCTGAGGAGGTGCGTCGTTTCAACCAGGACTGGTTCGCCCGTCATGGTGAAGACGGCGAGTCGATCATGGCTGGCCTCAAGTCCCTGACCCGTGGGTTCGATGAGTACCAGCAGGGTGCCCTCAACCGGGCCATGGCCTACGCCGACAAGAAGCAGGTGGAGGCAGCCCAGGAAGCAGCCCTGTGGTTGAACAGCGCCAACTTCGATGGCCTCAACGAATCAGAGCGACTGGCCCGTCTGGTTGCTGCTGCTGAGGCCAGCAGGGCGACGCACCAGGCAATCATGCGCGTGACCCGCCCATGGGGTCAGCTGGGCCTGGAGATGCAGATCCCCCGGGACTACGACATCCCTGCCAATCAGAACGTCAAGGACGCTGAGGTGCCTGAGCCTCCTGTCGTCACTGATGTACCGGCCGGCCAGGAGATCGACGTCGACACCCAGATCAAGCAGGAGCTGGAAGCCGAACAGGCCAAGCCCATCGAGGAGACCCTCACCAACAAGATCGACCCCGACCTGACGGAGGCGATCAACGGCGGTGAGATCACGCCCAAGGCTCAAGCTGCAGCTGATGCCCTGGCCCAGTCGCTGGTCTCCATCGGTGCTGACCCGCAGTCCCGCACCAAGTTCTGGCGTGCGTTCGACGACACCCGGTCGGTTGGCCCCAACCCGCTGCTGATGTTGCGCACCAACAACTTGATCAGCGGTGGTGCCACCACCATGACCAACCTGTTCAACGGCATGTTGAACCTGGCTCGTCTGCCCATCCAGCAGGCAGCTGGTGGTGCCATCAAGGGTGAGATGAAGCGGGCGATGTATTCGCTGCTGATGTACCAGCAGTACTGGATGAACATGACCAATGCCATCCGTACTGCCGGGCATGCCTTTAAGGCTGGCCAGTCGTTGTTCAACCTGGAAGGCAGCACGGTCGATTACCTGGCCCGCATCGCCAAGCAAGAGGCCCAGGGCGAGCTGATGGAGGGACCGGAAGCCATGACTGGCTGGACGGTCAACACCATGAACATGGGTGAGGAGTACGCCAAGAAGCCCATCGGGCAAATGGCGAACCATCTCTGGCGTGTCCTTGGTACTGGTGCCACCCGAGTGGCATTGACCATCGACACCTTCAACTCCACCCTGGCTGGCTACGCCTACGAGCACGTCCGTCACCTGCCCCGTGGCATGGAGCTGGCCGTCGAACGTGGCATGAAGGACATGAGTCCTGAGGCCTGGAAGTGGGCGCAGCAGTACGCCGCGGCCCGCACTGAGGAGACGATCAAGGACGCCGTGATTAACGGCAAGAACCTGGCGGACATCCATATGGAGAGCCCGCATGCCCAGAAGTTCATGGATTCGGTGAACTTCACCGACAAGATCTGGGCTGAACTGGAGCCTCGCACCTACGCCGAGGGCGTCCGTCTTGGCCAGGCCCGTGGCCTTGAGAAGCAGGATCTGCAGGACTTCGCCAAGCAGTACGTCGAAGAAGGCTTGCTCATCAACAAGATGGCGGCCTGGGCGACACAGGGCCCTGTCGGTCGACTGGCCTCGATTCCCGGGGAAGCAATGGATGCCCTGGCCAATGCCCGCTATGTGGGTCCGGCTTTCAAATTCATCCAGCCCTTCATCCGGGTGCCTAACAACATCATCAAGGCGGCTGCTCGCAACACGCCTGCTGCCGCCTTTGTGGACACCTTCTGGCGGGACATCAGCAGCGAAGATCCCTTCACCCGGGACCGGGCCCTGGGCGAAGTAGCGACCGGCTCTGCTGTTCTTGCCATGGCGACCATGGCATCAGCAATGGGCTACATCCGCTTCAACGGTGGTGGTCCCATCGACCCTGCTGCCAAGCAGAAGTGGACGGACATCGAAGGCCGCATGCCTTACTCCGTCCAGTACTGGAGCGAAGAGGAAGGCAAGTGGAAAGAGGCCATCTCTATGCGTGCCTTTGAACCGCTGACCACCCTGTTCGGTGCCATCGGTGATTACGCCGACATTGCCAACAGCTTGTCGACGGAGGAGCGCAACCGACTGGGCGGCTCCCTGGTCCTGACCCTGGCCCGTATGTCGACCAGTGGTGTGCTGAGCAAGAGCTACTTCCAGGGCTTCAACGAGCTGTACGAGGCAGCCTTCAACCCCAGCAAGATCATCACTGGCCCCAACCAGCGCAATGCCTTCTCGCGGTATCTCTCCCGCCTGGCGGCCAGCATGGTGCCTTACAGCTCTGCCTTGCGTGCTGCCCGCCGTGAGGTCGACCCCGTCGCTCGCACCGTTGATCCCAGCGACATTGGCGGGCTGATGGGCTTCTTCCAGGAAACCCTGGATGAAGTGCGCAATGCAGTGCCTGGTTGGTCGAACGACCTGCCGGCCCGCAGGGATTACATCACCGGCTCTCCGATCCTGACCACCGGGATCCTCGGAGCTGAGCAGATCCCTGCCGAGATGCCATGGCTGCAATCCCTCATGCAGTTCACCCCAATGGCTGCAGTCCAGGTGGGTCGTCAGCCGTTGACCCCAGTGCATGAGGAGATGGCTCGCCTCCATGGCAAGGGCACCAACTTCAGCGGGCCTCGTGCTGCTGACTTCGGTGCCGAGATGCGCCTCACCCCCAGCGAACTGGAGGACTATGTCATGACCTTCGCCACCGTGAAGGATGAGTTTGGCCGCACCTTCCTGCAGTCAGCGACAGAGCTGATCGAATCCCCGCAGTACCAGTCCTGGCCAATCGAGGGGCCATCCAATCGCTTTGTCAGCCTTCGTGCTGCTGCTCTCCAAACAGAGATCCAGCGGTACAAGGAGCTGGCCAAGGCTGTCTACAAGGCCACAACACCCAAAGGTCAACTCATTACCCAGGAGGAAGCTGTGCTCCAAGCAGACAAAGGTGAAAAGGAGTATCTCCGCCGGTACGGTGGGACTACCGCCCAGCCCGGTCAAGCAGGAGTTCAGTCCTGGTCGATCACTCCCGGTAAACGCTGATGCCCTACTCCTACGCCATCTACACCGGTAACGGCAGCCAGACGCAATTTGCGCTGACCTTCCCGTACATCCGCAAGGAACACGTCAAGGTCTACGTCAACTACGTCGACACCGCCTACACCTACGTCAATGACACCACGGTGCAGTTGGCTTCGGCCCCTGCCAATGGCGTCCGCGTTGAAGTACGACGCATCACCCCGCTGAATGCGCCATTGGTGGATTACACCGATGGCTCAACTCTTGTTGCTGCTGACTTAGACACCAGCAATCTGCAGCACCTGTATAAACAACAGGAGCTGGATGATGACAACAAGCAGGCGGTCTTCATCGACCCGGCTACTGGTCTGCCTACTGCCAACGGCCAGCGCATCACCAATGTCGCCAACCCGACGGCAGCGCAGGACGCCGCCACCAAGGGTTACGTCGACACCAACTTCTGGGACAACACCACTGACACCATCGACTCAGGCGAAACCTGGGTCAGCAGCAACGACAAGATCGGCACCACTGCCGCTCACGACAGTCGTCACACGATGGTGATCAGCCCCACCACCCCGTCGGCTCCAGCTGGTGGATGGCAGATCGGTAAGCAGTGGTATCAGTCCGACGTCAACCAGACCCTGTCGTACTGGAACGGCAGCAGTTGGGTTGGCATCACATCCGGCGGTACGTTCAACATCCAGGCCACGGTCATCTATGTCGATGCCGCCAACGGCAACGATGCCAACGACGGCCACCGGATCATCAGTCCCAAGAAGACCATCAAGAACGCGGTGGCTTCTGCCAGTGCAGGGGACATCGTCAGGGTGGCGCCCGGCGTCTACCGGGAGGCGCTGCCCATCGACATCACGGTGGCCAACCTGTCCATCGTTGGTGATTCCATCCGCAGCTGCTTCATCCACCCGACAGCAGCGACGGAGACGTCGACCATCTTCCGCTGCAACAGCGGCACCTACATCGCCAACTTCACCTTCGCTGGCCTGAAAGCCAGCGGTGCTCGTGGTGGCAATGCCGTTGATAGCGACCCGACCTATGGCCTCCCTGCAGCCCAGGGCTGGGTGGCTGGCTTCTACCCGGGGGCGACCATCGTCAAGTCGCCTTACATCCAGAACTGCACCAACTTCTCGGATGCAGGGATTGATAACTCCAACTTCAATCCCAACAACCTGCCCGGTACAGCCGGCGACCTGACCTCCTCCCCGACGGGTGGCGGCATCATTGTTGACGGCTCGCTGCCATCCACCGCATCACCACTGCGGTCCTTCCTGGTCGACAGCTTCACGCAGATCTGTCTGGATGGCCCGGGCACGCTGGTCTGCAACAACGGCTATGCCCAGCTGACGTCGTCCTATGGCTTCTTCAATCACTATCACGTCAAGGCGTTGAACGGTGGCCAGGTCAACCTGAGCGCCAGCACCACGGACTTCGGCCGTTATGGCCTGATTGCCGACGGTCGGTCCAGCACAGCGATCTTCTCGGCAACGGCTGCGGCTAACGCCAACATCAACGACATCTCCTTCACGGTTGGTGCGCCCACTGCTGCACCTAGCTGGTTTGGTGATGCGACCAGGCCCGCCGAAAACATGGTGGTGCAGATCGGAGCGAACAGCTATCCGATCCTGTCGGCTACGCCATCCGGCCTTGGATGGACAGTGACCATCAGCCGGCCGGACCCCACCAACCAGTCGGTGAACCTTGGCCTGATTGCTGCTATCAACAGCGGCGATGCAGTCAACTTTTACCTGCGGTCGCTGATCTCAACCAGCGGCCACACCATGGAGTACGTGGGCAGTGGCACCAACTACACAGCCCTGCCTGAGAACGGTGGTGTTCCTGTTGAAGCCAACCAGGTCGTTGACCTGAACAACGGCAAGGTCTGGATTTCCAGCACTGACCACAACGGCAAGTTCAAGGTTGGCTCCACCCTGACGGTCGACCAGCGGACTGGCTTCGTCACGATCCCCAGTGGCTCGATCTCCTTCGACCTGGCGTCTGACCTGACCCCTCAGTTGGGCGGCAACCTGGACGTCCTGAACCGGACGATCAGCAGTTCAACGGGGAGCGTCGTTATTGACGACACGGTGCTGCTAAACAACCAATCCGCTTTGAGGTTTGGGGAGGCGACAGGGCATGGCGGCAACTGGGTTGCATTCCAGGCACCGTCGACCATTGCGAGCAACATCACCTGGACCCTGCCATCGACTGACGCGACGGTCGCCGGCTATGCACTTGTCAGCGACACCTCGGGGAACTTGTCTTGGGGTAGAGCTGGAGGTGCTACTGGCGGAGGTGTTGACGACATCTTCTATGAGAACGGTCAAACTGTTACCACCAACTACACGATCACTGCTGGCAAGAACGCTATGAGCGCAGGCCCGATCACCATCAACTCTGGGGCCACGGTCACCGTCGGCTCTGGACAGAGCTGGATCATCCTGTGAGGTACTGAACCATGCCTATCTCAATCAACGGATCAGGAACAGTCACCGGCATTACGGCCGGGGGATTACCGGATGGTGTGATCACCACCGATGACATT